AATATAATTGGATAGGGGAAATTTGGTACTATTTACTTGGGTGAAACAAAAATAAATGGCGATTTAGTTGCCATTAAAACAGAAGCGACCGTCCAACGATATCGTTCCATCAAACATGAAGTAAAAATGATGAATTACCTTTTTCGAAATAAATTTGAAAAATTACCCATGATTTATTGGTATGGAAATTATAAAAATTTAGTTTGTTTAGTTATGACTTATTATGAATGTTCTCTGGAGAACTATTTAAAAACGAATAACAATGTCAATACGAGCGTTAAAAATAACATCATGATACAATGTGTGGATATTTTTCAATATATTCATAAACATTTTGTTCTCCATCGCGACATTAAACCTCACAATTTTATGATTAAGGAAAATGAAATTTTTTTAATTGATTTTGGTCTAGCCACCTTTTATGTAGATGAAGACGGAGAACATAAACCAAATGATTTTCAAAACACCATTGTTGGAACACCAAAATATGTTAGTTATTATAACCATTCTGGATATACGATTTCAAGAAGAGATGAATTGATTTCACTCGGTTATATGTACATGTCTTTTTTTGGTATTTTACCTTGGCAAAATATAAATATTATTGTAACTTCAGATAAATCTATGATAGATATTTTACATCCTGTCAATGTAGAAAGAAAAAAATACAAATCTTTGGAGAACCTGTTTGCGAATGTTAAAGAACCTGAATATTCATCCAACATTTGCTTGACTGCGACCAATTATATGAAATATTGTTATTCACTTGATTATGATGAAGAACCGAATTACTACGCGATTAAACAGATTTTTTAGATCAATGAAGTTTGACATTAACCATAAGTTTTTTTCCTACACCATCAATTATTCCTCTCAATTCATCCACCGAATGTTGTAAATAATTCAATCTCTTGTTTGTTTCTATATTCATAAGCCATACACCGTTATTCCAACCAAAATTATTGGCACCAAACCCTCCGCTATATGAATCATTGTTTACAATAAAATTATCATTAAAATAATCTTTAATTTCATTATTTACGCGTGATTGTTCGTCAGACCGTTCAGTAGATGTTCCAATTTGGTCGTTTGGGTCATCTTTACTAAAAAATACAGCAGTATTTGGTCGGGGGGCGTTTACGCCTCCAACATTGCGAAGCGATAACTCTGTAGGTGACCCTATGTCACCGGAAGAGTTTGGTGTCATACCCTCTTTCAAATATATCGGATTAATTTGAATGATATTTAAATAGAATAATACAAACAAAATAGCTAAACATAAAATGACGAATATTAACGGTTTTGAGATTTTATTACATTTGAACATCATTGTGTTAGCTATACATTAAATATATATTTTATAAAATAATATAAAAGATATAACATAGATATATTATAAATCGGAACACGGTACAAACTATGTCTGATACACCTGTCACTTCTCGTCTTTCTGGTCGCGTAAAATGGTTCAATAATAAATCTGGATTTGGTTTCATCACTGTGTGTGAAGGTGACCAAAAGGATAAGGATATCTTTGTTCATTATTCTTCGATTCGGGCTGAGTCTTCTCAATACAAATACCTGGTTCAAGGTGAGTATGTTGAGTTCGACCTTATGAAATCGGAGAATGAGAACCACGAGTATCATGCTTCAGATATCTCGGGTATCAAGAATGGTATTCTTATGTGCGAGACACATCGTCAGAACAATACTGTTCCTATGCGTTCGACGCATAGTTTTGGTTCTCGACCCTTACGAAGTGATGGACGACACGAACCATCTTCCGAACAAGCCTCATCACAGCAGGAAGAAGAAGGTTACCAACAGGTACGTCGTCGAGTCCGTCGTCCCGCGGCAAAGGTATAAATATAATAAATATAATAAATAGCTTCTCATAACTCAGTTGGTAGAGTGTTGGACTGTAAATCCAAAAGTCAGCGGTTCAATCCCGCTTGAGGAGAAAATAAAAAATACGAAACATTATTAAATATATATTTCATTTGATTAAAAATATATATTTCAATTTTTACAAAATACATCTTCTCTCAATGTATAAGAAGATGCATTTTCTCACCAAGGAGGAATTCCTCCGTTTATTTAGAAAAAAAACGATTTCTTTTGAAGATTTCATGCATAAAGCCCAAGTTCGTAGTGGTAATGGTGAATTAAAATCGTTGTCAGAACATATGAAATCCACCAATGCTTCACGAAAATCGATTCGTCAACTCTACAACAATGTAGTGAATCGCGAGGAGTATCTTGGTCGATTTTATGATACTTCGCTAGAACCCGAAATTCCACTCTCTATTACTGAAAAACCCATGCCAGCATCTGCATTGAACAACAACGCTGAAGTAAAATACAAAAATGTCATTCGTAACATGTACTACAAAGAAATCCTCCGCGATACCCAATCAGGATTCGACAATGTTTCCAATTATTGGACCGTAATTGAAAATTTGTATTTACACGATATCATCGACTATAAATTGTTGACACCCAGCGCCATTCATTATATGGAAGAAGGGCGTTTAGGTAGCGTATTCTCGTCCTTTTATTTTCGCGCTTCGATAATGAACCCTTATATCGTCTATTCTATCAATAAACGCATTTTGAAAGGCACCAAGATTTTTACACCTACACTTGGGTGGTCTTCATATTCTTACGGATTCTTGGAATCAGGGGCAACAGAATATGTAGGAAACGATGTGTACCCTTCGGTTTGCAAAAAAACAGGCGAATTCATACGTAAATTTTATCCCGACAGTTCATTTGAAATCACTTGTTCTCCTTCCGAAGAACTGGTGAAAAAAACAGGATTCATGAAAAAATATGAGGGTCATTTTGATACCGTGTTTTTTAGTCCACCTTATTATCGATTGGAATTATACGCCGGTAAAATGCAGAGCACTCATCGCTACAAAACATATGAAGCGTGGTTGGAAGGATATTGGCGCAAAACAGTACAACTTTGTTATGATGTTCTCCAAAAAGAGGGTAAAATGTGTTATATTATTAGTGACTATGGTTCGAAAACGGATGGCAACAAAGAAGTGACCTTGGTGTCAGACATGAATCGCATCACTCAAGAGATCGGATTCAAAAAAGTGAAAATCTACAAAATGTTTAATAAATCAGTAACAGTCAACAAACAGGAGGACAACAGCGAAAGTATTTGTGTTTTTATTAAATAGAGACTAATCCAAGGGTATTGTGAGATTGTCTTTATAAATTCACAGTAACTAATGAAAATTGAAAAATTTTTGTGAAATAGTATTCTATTACACAAAACAACCGACAATGGAAACATCCGTATCAATTTATCTCAGCAATATTCATCCATACGCCACTGAAAATGATATTTTAAAGGCATTGAAAGTCTATGGTAACGGCGACGACAGTATTATATTTCGAAATCTACAAAATGGCACTAGTAGTATTTTAAAATTTAATTTTGAAGGTGATTCAGCTATCGATAATCTTATCGTTTTAAATGCGGGTGTAGTACTAACTACCAATTATTCGTATACTTTATTAAGTGAGCTTTTTGGAGGTATTCCTCGGCGAGTAGAATCTGTTATGTATATACAGCTTATTAGAAGCAGTACAATTACTGAAAAAGCATCCATCCAACTGTTGGCCGAAATCAACCAAGAAATAAAATATTCCAAAGAATTAGAACAACAATTAGCTGAGTCTATTTTCGCATTTGAAGAATAATAAAAATTAATTCAATTTGTCAATAATATCCAACAATTTAAATGTAGCACGACTAGTCATACTCTTGTATTTAGAAGCATCCTTTTTTCTTAGTTTTGAAAGCTCATGAATATCAGGAATGATTTTTTCTGACCAAAATTCTACATTAGTTAATAATGATTCACTCTGTGTAATCAAAATAAATAAGTTCTCTATAATCTCTTCTAATTCATTGGTACGACTGTCTTCTTCAGCATACTTGAATACCAAATCTTCCAAATATAAAATAATATCCAAAATATCAGCTTCTGATAGGATGTTTTTCTTTACCAAATTTACAATAAATGTTGTAACTGCTTTACGCACATCATTTTTTTTGGTATATTCGCAATATCCATCATAATCCGTATTCGGATCCATAAAATGAATGTCATTAATTGATAATTTATAATTATTCAGCAATTCATTTATTTGTTCTTTAAACACAGTATCGAATTTCACAATTAAATTATTGTATAAATCCGCATATAATTCCGAATAAAATTTATTAGATACCGCTGTATCAAATATGAACTTGGCGATTTTATTGATATCTTGATTTTTATCTTGTGTTTCCTCTAATATTTTTTCGATATTTTGTATGATTTGTTCTTTTTGAGTTTCCATGTTTTTGTTTGATAATTTATTAAGAGAAATGCGAATATCATCAAACATTTTTTCGGTACCTTCTTTTACTATTTTTGAAACTACTTTGAATGTTTTACCTGAATTCCAATCATTAATATCTTCAATAGAAACAATTGGTTTTTTTTCGTGTCTTATAAATCTACTCTTTTTATCAATAAATTTACTAAATGGCGCAGCATCAAATGGTCGTTTTGTATTTTTTTCACAATTTTCATAATTTATTGGTGTAGTTTGATTTACTATTTTTTCTAATTCCTGTATTATTTCTAATACTTCCACAGGAAGTGAATACGAAAAGCCTCGAAATATAATATCTTGATATTCGTCCAACGAATAAGCCGTCGGTTCGTAACTTTGCGAAAGCATTGTTATCCCTTTATACTGGTATAATTATGCTATTTATTTTTATATTGTTTTTTTATTTTTATTAATCACGCGTGTAATACTCGTTTATATTTTACATATTCAACATATAGGATGATTTTAGAACATTTACAATTGATTGTTGAAAAAATAACTGGACAAGAACCCAAGTCCGAATCTCATGAAGAAATACCAGAAAAAATATATCATGGTTTCAAATTACCTATCCATTATACACCTACTGAATATATTCATACATTGTCTCCTATTGTTACTTCGGATTTAGAGCTTATTCCTTATCAAAAAAATAAGGACGGAATACCTTGTTCTCAAAATCCACCACAAAAATGTATGTACGAATATCTACTCCAACCCAAACACGATTTTGCGTTTAACATGATTTCGGAGTGGAATCAACAATATACTACTTATATACCTTTTCTCAAAGATAGTCAAATAATGATTAAAAATACACCCGAATATATTAATTCTCTAGATAAACTTACTGTAAATCCCTATACTTTCGACCAAGATAAATGCGATAAAATCATGGAAATATGGCAGGATACCAAAGAAGACCCCAGTTTTTTAGAAAAATATTGTTACATTGAATGGGATGTGTTAAAACAATTCAATGAATCTTCTTATTTTTTGCAGGTAATGACGGTTCTCAATATGACATCTCCTATAATGAGTTTTATTATTCCTATCTTGTTTTTTATATTCCCATTTTTATTACTTAAGCTACGAGGTATACCGATTTCATTCAGTGTTTATGTTACTGTATTGAAGGAAATAGCACAACATCATTTTATCGGAAAAACCATAGGCGCATTTCAGTCCATGAGTTGGGATAAAGTTATTTATGTATTGATAACATTAGGACTTTACATGATGCAAATATATCAAAACATCAATACTTGTGTAAGATTTTACAAAAATATGCATCGTATCAACACGCATCTTATCGAAATGCAACATTATTTGGCTTATTCTATTAATAGTATGACTGTTTTCAGTAAAGTGAATGAAAAATTACCATCCTATCGCAGTTTTAATATGATTACTACACAACACTGTGCGAAGTTGCAAGAGTTGCGCGCGCAGTTGGATTGTATCAAACCTTTTAAACCGAGTATATTCAAAATTACCGAAATTGGATACATGTTGAAGTGTTTCTATCGTCTGCATGATAATAAGGAATACGAAAAAAGTATTCGTTATTCGATTGGATTTGAGGGATTCATCAATAATATTTGCGGCATTCATGAAAATATGCACGACAACCATGTTTCTATTGCCAAATTCAGTGAGAATGTTTCCACAAATTTCACCCAACAATATTATCCCCCCTATGTGGAATCGAAACATGTCAAAAATAATTTTGATTTGACTGATAATGCCATCATAACTGGTCCTAATGCTTCAGGTAAAACGACTATGTTAAAGACAACTACAATCAATATTATTTTTACCCAACAATTTGGTTGTGGGTTTTATAAAGATTGTGCTCTTCGTCCCTATACTCACATTCATTCATATTTGAACATACCAGATACTTCAGGTCGCGACAGTTTATTTCAAGCCGAATCGCGACGATGTAAGGAAATTATTGATATTATTTGCGATACAACTACAGATTCACATCATTTTTGTATATTTGATGAACTTTATTCAGGGACGAATCCTATCGAAGCTACACAGGCTGCTTATGCCTTTTTATTATATTTATCCAAATACAAACATGTTGATTTTATTTTGACAACACATTACACTGAATTATGTAAGAGACTTGAGAAGACAGTTAATCTCTATTCTGGGTTAGGATGCCTCAACAGCCCTTTGGGCTGTAAGGTGGGAGACACCAAAGGTGTCTCTTACCCGAGGGCATCCTACCAAGATAGAGACATGCCTCATTCTGGACTGAGGTCCTCAGAGCACCTTTGGTGCTCAAGGTTGAGACCCTACGGGTCTCCGACCAGAATAGAGGTTAATACTATAGATAGTAGCAATAATGAGATGGTCGTAATACCTCAAAAACGAACTGTACAAAATTATAAAATGAATATTTTGAAAAACCCCGAAACGGGGGAAATTAAATACACTTATGTATTGAAAAAAGGCATTTCCAAAGTAAAAGGGGCCATTCTTATTTTACAGGAAATGAATTATCCTGAAGAAATAATCAACGAAATGCGTAAAAAGAAACCCTATAAAAGCGCTGCAAAAATCGTCCGACAAGATTTATAAATCAATAAAGGAGTATCGCAGTTGATTTTATTATTGGTAGGAGAAAAGCATTCTGGACGCTTTTTACCTATTTTTTGGAGTTGTAACAAAAGTAGTATGTTCTTGGAAGCATTGATATCTCTATCCATACAACATAATGGAGAATTCAAGGCAGCACCGCTACGCGGTGCGGATTTGAATTCGATATTCGATGCAAGAATCAGCTTCGCTGATTCGGAATCGAATGAACACTCGTTGGAACTACAACGGATTACACTGTTGATATAACACATCTTGGCTCGGGTTTTTGTTCCATCCTCAATGCGCCGAACGGCGCATTGAGGATGGAACAAAAACCCGAGCCAAGATGTGTTATATCAACAGTGTAATCCGTTGTAGTTCCAACGAGTGTTCATTCGATTCCGAATCAGCGAAGCTGATTCTTGCAT